AATTAGCGGTACTATGAAAACTATTTCGCCTTGCTCCTCGCCTACGTTCTTGCTAAGCCCAAGTCCTTGCGCCCCAAGCTCAAGCGCTACGAGCCCAGCGTTCACAGCCCGGCTGTCCCGCCATGACCTGCCAACCGTGCAGTTGGCCACTACGCTTCTGGCTACAGGCCAGCTGCAGGTGACGATACCAACACCGTTTCCGACACGCGGGATCTGGCAGCTGACAGTTGGCACACCTACCTGCTGCTGCACCTCTGAGCGGGTGTACATCGACACCTGCTCACCCATGGCCAACGTCCCTACGCACACGGCTACAGGCGACAGCCAATCGACACCCACCAACCCAGTAACGGTATGCTGCTGATGGATGATTCACACACCATCCAAAGCTATAGTGCAGCGGATGTATGTAGAACAGCATTCGCATACATTAAAGACGCTACCCAGGGATTAGGCGCAGGGCTACAACACGGAATTAACCAACTATGCATCTGCTGCAAAGCAGGTAGTTTGATTGAAGATAAGCAAATCGGCCATGTAGAAAAGATTACCAACCCCGCAGACTTAAAACCTTGGGCTGACTTCTACAAGACAAAGGACTACGCAGCTTACAAATGCTATAGCTGCGGATACCAGTGGTCTTGGTACAGGGATAAAAACAACGGTGCATCATGCTGCTAGGCTTCAGGCAAGGAGCCTCGCTATTCGCGCTGGCCGTGACCATCACGCTATTCACCGTAACCATGCTGGTGTACGGCCTGGGCCTCGCCGTTGGCGCATGTACCTGGTCCACACAGCTCGTCACCATCGTCGCGCTTAACGACATTATGGTGGGCGCTATTATTTGGAAGGCGTTGAGTTAGTGGTATGTCTAAAGTAATAACCCTTCCCGCATATGACTGGAAACCAAGGCCCGACCAAAGAGAGGTTTGGTCTGCGCTAATGGACCCTAGCATAGATACAATAGTTATCAACGCCCATCGCAGATATGGGAAAGATGCGTTAGCAATGCAGGCTATGACCATCAAAGCTATGCAGCGAGTAGGTTCGTATCTTTACGCACTCCCTCAATACTCACAAGCACGCCGTTCAATCTATGAAGGTGTGAATGCGAGGACAGGCCGCACACGCGTTAACGATTGCTTCCCCCCAGAGATTATCAAACGGAGAGAAGACAAATCAATGCTGTTGCAGTTAGTGAATGATTCTACCTTTCAGCTTGTGGGCAGTGACCAACCGGACTCATTGGTAGGTGCAGGTATCGTTGGCTACGTGGCATCTGAGGCAGCGCTATCCAACCCTGCTGCATTTTCCCTGATACGCCCGATGATTTTAGAAACGTCAGGTAGCTCAATCCACATATCTAGCCCTCGCGGGAAAAATCATTTTTACAAATTATATCAGGCTCACAAAGATAATCCTAGGTCTTATGTGGCTACCTTTAGCGCAGAAGACACCGGAGTTTTTACTGCGGCCCAGCTAAAAGCTGAGCGCCATGCCTACGTGCAAGAGCATGGTGTTGCAATGGGCGAGGCACTATGGAAACAGGAATATTTAGCCGACTGGAACGCAGCCACCATAGGAGGCGTGTGGACAGCCGAACTCGCAAAGTTAAAGTCAAGCGGCAGGTACGGGCCGTGCGCCTACGATCCTAGGTACCCAGTCGATACTTCGTGGGACCTGGGGGTGGCTGACGACACAGTGATATGCTTTTGGCAGAACATAGGGTCTGAGTCCCGCCTCATCGATGTATACAAAAGCAACAGCAACGGGCTTGAGCACTACGCCAAGGTACTATCAGACAAAGGTTATTTTTACGGTGATCATTGGGGTCCACATGACATAGCCAACCGCGATTGGGGCACCGGCACAAGCCGTATCGAGCAAGCCGCACGCCTGGGGCTAAACTTTAAGCGCGTCCCCAATACACCTAAGAATGATCAATTGTCCTTGGGCGCACAGCTTATCAACAGAATGATAATTAACAACACTCTGGATCTGGATTCCGGGGAGCCTGCCTGTGGATATGCGCTGGAGTGCTTTGAAGAATACCATTATGAGTACGACGAAGTGCGAAAAGTTGCATCTAGTAAACCTGTGCATAACTGGGCAAGCCATTGTTGTGACGCGCTAATGACTTTTGCCGTAGCCAAAGCCAGAGATACAGGCTTTGCAGCCCCTAGAACCGTAGACATACGGCAGCATGGAAGCACCTACCCACGCGTCTCTGATATAATGCGCCGTCAGACCAAACAATCAGGCTCCATGTGGGGCTAATAGAGGACTTCGCGCATGAATTTAGAAGCAGCAGCCGATGAAATTGCCACGCTAGTGATGCAAAGGCTGCAGGCTGCCAAGCAAAAACGTGAGAGCAAGCCTATTTTCCAGAACAATTCGTTCGATGTGATGATGCGTCACGCCAACGAGCAGTACAAAAAGGTTTACGACCAGCAGCTTTCGGCCCGAATCCAGGCAACATTCGGTTTTTGCCCTGTTCGGTACGTGTCTCTTACCAATGAGAAGGTAAATGCGGCCCGTGCTTGGAAGACATCCCTAGCTGTCAACGCTTTAGACCGCATTGTTACGTGTGTCCCTACGCCAGAGCCTGATCTCGACGATTTTTCCCGTGAAACAATACGCCAGTCCATCGAGGCCGACCTACGTAAACGGATTTTGGAGCGTGGCAACGGGGTGGGTGACACACTCGTAGACGCCAACGGCAAGATCGAGAAGGTCGTCAAGGATTTCATGCTGCGCGAAGCGCAGAAGCTCAAGGCCGTAGAGCAAATGCGACTGGTCGGAGTGGCAACAGAGGGTGCAAAGCGTGCAACTACGAAGATGCGCGACCACATTATCCAAGGCGGGTTCCGAAAAGCATACAGCCAGATCACACACAACCAATTCCTGTACGGTATGGGGGTGGCCCGCTTTCCGTCTTGGCAAAACGTGCAAGTCCTGAACCATTCAGGTAAAGGCACCAAGCGTTCGTTTGAAATGCGCCCTGTATTCCGGTCTGTGGACCCAGGAAACTTTTATTCCAGCGACGACGCCGAGAATATCAACGACTGCACCGGCAACACGGAGCTTTCCCGCGTAACCAAGGCGCAGCTTGTGGCCATGGCCAAGGACAAGCGCTACAAGCGTGACGTGATCGAGAAGATCCTCACAAAGTTTGCTGAGACAGACCGCGCATGGCTATCCGACAACTACAAACCCGACACATCCGCAGGATACTGGGAGCCGGACGAGCATATCGACCTGTGCATCCACGAAGGCTTCTTTAACGGGCAGGATCTGGAGAAGATCGGCGTCGCAGGCATCAAGGCAACGGACACAGTGAACGCTCACGTTGTCATTTGCGGCGGTATGACCATTCTTTGCGAAGCAGAGAAGGCACCCGGAGGCCTTGATCGTACATACAGCATCATTCCGTTCCAGGTCATCGGCACCGGTATATACGATGTCGTCGGGATCCCGCACGTAATCAGGGATTACGAGGAACAAGTCAACACCCTGATGCAAGTGTTTGAGAACAACATCGCTTGGGCGACAATGCCCCCGTTGATGAAGAACAGCACCGTGTTTAAGAACCCGAGCGACGCAACCAACATCGCCCCCGGCCAGCAATACGAGATCGCGGATATGTACACCGGGGGCGCAACGCCTGATCCACTGCGCTCTATGCGCACGGTCAGCGCCCAGTACCATCTCATTATGTCGGAGATCAACGCCATCATCCGCATGGCGGATAGCGCATCCGGCATACCGTCATTTGCATACAGTGGAAGCGACTACGGTAAATCTTCTCTTGGCGAGTTCAGCGCACGTCTTTCAAGCGCTATGCGCATCGTGAAAGAGGCTGCACTCATGGAAGACACAGCGCTTGAGAACAGCTGGAGAGCCTTGTTCAATCACCTTATGGAAAACGAAAAAGGCTTTGCCGAAGGTATGGATGTGGACCTGCAGATCCGAGGTATTACAGGACTGCTCAGTGAAGAAGAGGTCACACGTTCACGTCAAGCAGTGCTTGGTATGGTGATGACAGGGGTTGATCGAGGCACCATCCCTAAAGAGATCGAGACATTCGCGGTACGCCGCGAGCTAGAGGCCGCAGGCATACCGGCTG